ATGGTTGTGAACATCAACATCTCCATGTTGAATATTATCAATAGCATCAACATGATCTATATGTTCTATATGACCATGATCAATGTTTATATGAGCACCCTTTTCAAGAGCAGTAGCTATTCTTTCAAGTGCTGAAGCAATTCGATTAGCGTCTTCACTCATAACAAAATTTTATCTGTACTAATTATATCAATAAAAAAGAGGGGTGTCAAACTGGATTGTGCCAGTTTCCCCTCTGATTGCGACGACGATATTCAGTTTTATTTATAGATACTCTTTACGAGCATGATGTTCTGGAACTATTTTATTTAATCCCACAGTGAGAAGTCCATCTTCAAACTTGACGGATCCAACCTTCGTATCGTCGGAGACCGTCCACACTCGTTCAAAACTTCGTTGGGCCAATCCTTTGTGGACAAATTCTCCATCAACTTTCGATTCTTCTTTACTGCCTTTGACATATAATTTTCCAAACTCCGTATAGACTTTGAGCTCATCTTTCTTGAACCCCGCAAGTGCGATTTCGAGTTTCGACTCATGATTGTTTAATTGTATTAGATTATATGGTGGATAGTTGGATGTTGTTTCTTGAAAATCAAATACACGATCAAGATAGTCATGCATTCCAATACTGTTCTTTGAGATCCTGTCCAATAATGCTGGAAGATCTGCGGCGGTGTACCTTGCTAGGTTACCCATGATAGTAGCTCCTTATTAAGCGAGTGTGTTAAGTTTGGATCCTTTCGGCATCCATAATATATTTATAGCACAGAACACAAAAAAAGAAGTTCGGTTTACCATATTCTAAATCTTTACCCAAGTTCTATCTTGAATATTGATATTTGCAGGTATTGGTTTATCTTGCCAAGGAAAACTAATTGACATTCTTTTAGTTTTTGATGTTGCTAAATGAGGGTGTTGATGAGGAACCCAAATAGCGTCTCCAGGTTTAAGGTCAAAATCAATAATGGGATCTCCAAGATCTTTCATTTGAGTTGATCCCACTGATTGTATATCATGTTTTAAATGATTATCTGGATCAGACTCATCAATATAATCCCAGACCTTCCAATTAGTAATACCCTCACATTGAACTATAACATTATTATTTCTATCATAATGTATACCAAAAGGATGATCTTTTATATCCAAATTCCTACAAAGAAAAATTTGAGCATCTACACATCTTTCAACCTCATTTTCAAGTTTAGAACAAAACTCATTAAGTTTTTCATTATACCGAGAAACATCTGTAATAATAGTTACATGTTCATCAATGAATTTTTTTATAACAATGGATGGATAACATGAGGTATCAGTCATCCACCTATTACAATTCCATTCAAATTTTTCCTCTACACCAGGTGCGTAAATTCTTTCGGATCTCATTAATGGACGGATATTGATAATATTTTCAAGATCTTTCCATGTAAAAAGATTATTACAATAACCCTCTTCAACTTTTGGTATCATATCAATCTATCAAATGGAACGTATGTTAATGATTCTTTATCTCCAAGATCACCTTTGCACCACGTATTAAATGATAAACTAATCCTTTCCATGTCAGATGTATTGACAGGAACAGAATGCATAAGATTACTTGGGAATATTAATAACTCACCACTCTTTAAAGGTAAAGAATATATTCCACTATTAAATTGATTATATCTTATTCCCCATAATGCTGTCTGACTTGAATTTGGATTCCTAAACTCAATAGGTGGCAATTGCTCGTTAATTTGAGGATACCATACTCCACTTATAATACTATTTGGATGTGTATGTTCATGATGTGATTCATTTTTAGCATTTCTATTACTCCATGACTGAGTAATAACCATTTCACTATCAGATCCTACAATTTTAACTACAAATTCTTTTACTTTAGACTCAATAAATTGTTTAACTCTTGACATTTCTGGTCTATCAAGAATAAATGTATCTTTTGATTGTCTATTAAAACGTTGAATAGCTTCAGGTGATTCTTTTTCTTTAGTAGGTAAACTTTTAATAAATTCCAATTCTTTCGTATGATCAAAAGGATACTGGAAAATCCCCAATGGAACAGGAAATAATCCCATCAATTCATCTTTAGAAGCAGGAGTTTCAGATTTTGCTGGTGATGGTACTAATTTCTGTGTAGAACCTAAATCACCAAAAGTAAAATCATCTTGTGTAAGTTGAACATCTTTACCAAATTCTTTTGGTTGAGGTTTCTGTTGCTGCTTACCATAATTAAAATAATCCATAATAAAATAATTTCTTTATTCAGTGGTTTCTTGAGTCTTTCCTTTCTTTCCTATATTGTATTTTTGTTCTAATACCCAATCACCTTTATCCTTATAAGCAAGAACTTTAATTTGATTGAGTGGAGCAATATCGGATACTGAATCTGGTTTAACTACAGATATAAGACCCCAATCAGCAAGCAGACGGGCAATACGATTCCGACGTTGAACATCATTAACAGTAAGGTTAGCATGTTTACCATCAAGGGCAAACAATTCCTTAAAATGCACTATATAATATCTTCCTTGCTTATGCAAGATATGGCAACTTTGATATAACTTCTTTTCCTTTCTTGATGCTACGCCAATTCTTGTTAAGGTCTCCCTAACTTTCAAGAAATCATCGGGTTCATTTAGAGTTACTTCTACCATTTGGTCTTGAGACCATTGTACGGTAGGTTCAACGGTGGCAGTCATTTCGATCCTCCAGTTTCAAGTCGTTGTTTAATGTAATTAATTTGTTCAGGGGTTAATATCTTCAAAGCATTAAATGCTTTTTCGTTACTATAACCATAGTATTGTTTAATGATTTCAAGGTCTGTGACTTTTTCCTTTCGGAGCCAGGGACTAAATCTCTTCTTTTTCCTAAGTGTATTTAGATAAAAAGAATATTGCATGTCCTTATCAAGGAAGGAATATTTATTCATCTCGTTTGCAAAGAGAATACAATCAAGATGTCCTGACAAACAACGATTGATAATATAAGGAGAATAAGTTTTAATCTCAGCAGGATCTTCAGGAACCTTCTTAGTGAAATTAATTGAGTTTAACCAATCTTTTAATTCCATACTGCCTCCAAAGGAGTTTGTGGGACAATAGAATAATTAGTCACCAATAATTCAGTTTTAATATTCTCATCAGTTCCTTTATCACCACGATGTGCCATAGAATACCTCAACTTCCACTCCTTTAGATTGTAGTTTTTATATAACTCCTTCAGTCTATCATTAACATTATAAGTTATCATAAACTTGTGGACACAATTATAAACGTCATCAGCAAATCTATTATGATCAAATGATTTATGCATCTCACGGTTCTTTCCATATAAGAAATCTTTAATATCATATGGAGGATCTAGGAATATAAATGTATCACTTGTTCCATGCTCTTTCATTACTTCTGAATAATCAACATTAGTAATCTTCCAGTTCTTAATTAACTTAGAAAACTGTGCGAGTTTATCTGCTCCTACAAGAGAGAAGTTAGAGTTAGATGCTGACTGTGAAAAGGTGCTGTTCTCTGTAAGTCCTGAGAAACTACACTTATTCATTATAAAGAATGCTACTGCTTTCTCAAAGTCATCATAAGTATCAATCTCTTCCTTATATCTGTTGAATAGTTCTTTAGCACTTGCAGTTACTTTATCCTTATCACCCTCATCCAACGTCCTCTGCTTCTCTTCTCTGACCCTCTCAGACAGTTCTTCTCCTCTATCCCTCAGTTGTACCCAGAAGTTATAAAGGGGTACATAGAGGTCATTTATCCATACAGGAACGTCTGGATTAGATTTAGTTATTTCAATAGCAATAGATCCACCACCTATAAAAGGTTCTCTATATTCTGAAATTGTTTTAGGAAACCAAGGTGATAATGTTTTAATTGCTTTAGATTTTCCACCAGGATATCTGAGTGGAGTCTTCAAGGCTTTCATTGTGTAAGTTTATCAATATACTGATAGATTAATTCCCACTTAAATTCATAAGTGTTTCCCATTTCATCTTGAAGATAAAAAGGAATGTTGGGGTGCATCATCTTAGCACGATAATAATGATTGACTACATTATAGTCATCATCAATACGTCTTTGTTCTTCACGTTCTTCATCAGTCATCATGATTGTGTTTGAGTTTACCCGACATCTCATATGCTTCCTTATTGCCACCATGACCGTGTGCAATACCTAACTCATGCATCTTAGCATGTTCATCAATAGGATCTCTTAATTCTTTCTTACCTGCTCCTACTGTAAGATAAAGTCCATAAGCAACTAAACCCAGAACAAGTAAACCAAAGAACAATATCAATCCTTGATCAGGAGTAAGATTTAAATGAGGGATTATGGCATCAGGTTGCTTCTCCCATGTACCAGGTAAATTATACACTGATGGTTTTGATAGAAAAATCATTAGTAAAATCTCTCTTGGTTGTAACTTTGACCCACTTCTACTTCAATAGTATCTAATATTCTATTTAACGATCTACCAAACATTCTATACCCAGATCCAACATATAGTTGACCTGCTACTACAGAGAATGTTGCAATACCCCAGAATAGATAATAAAATCTAGACTTAACTTGTGCTCTCACTTTTTCTTTATTGATCATAATAATTATTACTTGAACTCACATTCTACCATAATCTCAGTCAAACATGCAAGCATATTTATTTCTTGATCTGCAACAAAAGCGATTTGGTACTGATACTTAGCAAGTATGAGCACAGCAGCAGGGATGGTAGAAGGAACCAAGGAAGTGTAAAGACTATCGTAAATACGACGTAATAAAACAGAAGGATCGTTGTCCAAGTTATTGACACACCATTTACGTACTTCCGCAAAGTT